GGAGTTCTTCCTGCAACCGATGACCGCGCCCGAACGAGCGCAGTGGATGGCGGACATTAACGCGGGCCTGTTACCGGCTACCGCTTACTATGCTGCGCTGCGCAAGGCGGGAGTGACCGACTGGACCGACGAGGACATTCAGAACGCCATTGAGGATGCACCGTTGCCGTTAGGTAAGGTCGCTCAGGTGGCGGGAGAGATTCCGCAGTCTGCGCAGCAACAGGAAGCCACCCCGCAGTAAGTTCTCATATAGCCCCGAAAGGGGCTTTCTTATAGTATGCTATTAACTTTAGCGCCACAGGGTTTAACTATGAGCTTACTTACATCCCTAATCAGCCACCAGATATGGCTGCAACGCACCGCATCCGGCGAAGTGAAAGACCTTGCGCCGTTCATTCAGGAAATGCGGGACGAAATAAAACGGCAGGTGCTGTTATTCGGTGACGACGGTCGCAGCGCCGCGCGACTGAATAAACTGTTACGCGACCTGGAAGAAGCATTAACCGGGCTTACAGGTGACTGGCAAACAAAGCTGACAGAAGACCTTAAGGAACTGGCCACGTATGAGGCCGAGTGGAACGTAAGAACGCTGGCCGCCAACGTTAACGCGGAATTTGTTACACCCACCGCCGAGCAGGTGTGGTCCGCCGCTGAGTTTCAGCCATTATCCTTGAGCGACAAGCCTGTTGACTTCACCAAGCTTATGTCAGGTTGGGGCGAAACCGAAGTAGCGCGCCTGGTAACTGGCGTTAAGATGGGATTTGTACAAGGCCAGACAACACGGCAGATTGTTAAAAGTGTTGTTGGCTCTGGAGGCCTGGCAGATATCTCAGAACGTAACGCGGCTACGGTAATACGCACCGCGCTGTCTCACGTGTCAAATGAAGCCCGTAACGAGACATACCGACAGAACGACGACATCATCGAGAAGTACGAGTGGGTGTCAACTCTGGACAGCCGTACCAGTACGATTTGCAGGGCCAGAGACGGAATGACGTGGGAGATTGGTAAAGGGCCAATGCCCCCCGCCCATCCTAACTGCCGAAGTACCACTGCGCCGGTAATCAGTTCAGAGTTCGACTTCCTCGATGAAGGCGCAAAACGGGCGGCTAAGGGCGCGGATGGTGGTACTCAGGTAAGCGCAGATACCACTTATTACGAGTTCCTGAAACAACAACCAGCGTGGTTCCAGGACCAGGCGCTCGGCCCGGTGCGCGGTAAGATTTTCCGCAACAGCGGTATATCGCCGGAAGAGTTTCGCGTAATATCTGTAGATGGTTTCGGGAATCCGCTCACGCTTAAGCAGATGGCGGAACTCGATAAACGTGTTGCTGATTATCTGAAAGGGGATTAATGATGGGCTTTTTCAAAGTAACTGATGTGCCGTCGCGCCGTGTTGTCCAGTACGCCCGCGTGTCCGGCTCTGGCGAGAACGTGGCATTTATTGAAGATGAAAGTGTACTCGGTACACCGGTAGACGATATGCCGTTTGCTGATAAAACAGGCATTGCGTTGCCCGCGGCTGGTATGCTTTATGAGATTCCGTATCTGGCGGACGTTGGAGACGTGTATTTCTCTGTGCAACCGAAAGACACGGAACTGGCAGACGGCAGCGCGACTATAACTGTCGAAGTTAAGGCAGGCAAAGCGCCATATACTCTGACCTGGTACAAAGATGGAAAAGAAGTGGTAAACGCCCCTGAAGAGGCTCTGTCTCTGACGGTTAATGCTGTCGGCGAATACTTCGTTAAGGTTACTGATGCCGATGGTGTAGAGGCGGTAAGTAAAGCGGCGAAGGTTACTAAGCCAGAATGATAAAAGGCCCCATTACGGGGCCTTAGTTTTATATGCCTCGGATATGCGTCTCCTGGCTATACGGAAGTAATCACTGTCTAATTCCATACCTATGAACTTCCTGTTTGTGTTCGCACACGCAACTCCTGTTGTCCCGCTACCCATGCAGTTATCGAGCACCGTGTCACCTTCATCTGTGTAAGTCTTGATCAGGTATTCCATCAAGGCCACTGGCTTTTGTGTAGGGTGCACCCTACCACGGCCCTCGGATTTAAAATCTAACACCTGCTTAGGGTACCTTGTACCAGCGTTGTCGGTTCTTACATCCCCATACAAACCATAGCAATCTTCAATTTTCGATTTACCAGGCTTAGCCTTATACGGTGTACCTTCAATCATCTGAGGGTTGTATTTAACAACACCGTTACCGAAAATCAGAATGTCTTCTTTATCACGCATAGGTTGCTTTTTGGCATTCAGATGACCCGTACCTTTCTCTTTTCGCCAAACCCAGTCGTATTTGAAATTATCCAGGTTTGACATTACCAACATGCTCGTGAAAGGTTGTGCGGAGGTTAAAACGATAGCCGCACCAGGTTTGATGATACGATTGTAGTGCTGCCAAAGATGCTCGAACGGTATTACGACATCCCATTTACACGCCGTGGTCCCGTAAGGTAAATCGCACAAAATCAGGTCCACGCTTTTGTTGGGTATGCCGGCCATCAACTCCAGACAATCCCCTCGTTTCAAAGTAAACATTTTAACCCCCACTTTTTAAATTAACTGAATAGTACACTATTATATTGGGGTATGCAAACTATTTGTTTACGTATTCCAGTTATTCCACTGATTTGTAAATGTTGGAATAAACTATTCGAATAGTTGACTTTTCACTAAAAATATGCTAAGCTCCACCTGAGCTTGTGAAGTATGAACAAGCGACCGCGGCGCGGGCAGGTAACGGAGCGGGACGTAAGTCCTGAGTGTAGTTACGCTGACGCGTTCGGAAGGGCCATACTCTATTGCTTGTGTAAAAAGTAACTGGTTTGCTGAGATTACGCCGTTTCTATGTTTAAATGATAAGGACTAGCGCCCCGCTTTATGGCGGGGCTTTACTTATCGAGAAAGGAGAAACATGAATCTTAAAGCAGCAATCATAACCACGGCATGTTCCGCGTTTCTCGTTTTCGCTTACGGGAAATACAACTATCTTCAAGGATGGAACGAAGGCCGGTCGAATCTCGTTTCGCAGCAACAGCAGAAAGCACAGGCCGAGTTAGCGAAGAAAACACAACGGCAGCAGCAGGACGAATCAAAGGCCGCCGCCGCTGACAACGAAGGCAAGACGAAATCAGAGGTGATTACCCGTGAAGTCGTTAAGTACATTAAAACGCCTGGTCGCAGCGTGTGCACTTTTGACCCTGAGCGCGTGCAGCTCAAGTCCCGCGCCGTCGCCAACGCCAATTCCATCCCCGGATACGACGATGATGCAGCCGCCGTGCAAGCTGGCCGCGCCCAGTAGCGATGCCGACGAGGATTTGGCTATCGACGTTCAGAACGCCGAATGTGTACGGCAACTGAGGCTGAAAGTGTTTATGTTGCAGGATTACGTGAGGAATATTCTGGAATAGTTGCCTTGCATGTTGGAATAATTTATTCTTGACATGTAAATCCGGGTGGCCCGGGTTCCAACGTCCAGGGGACATACTGACTATGAATCGTTTTTTACGTTATCCGTTCCAGGAAGAAGCTGGGGCTGAAGATAAATCTGGTGGCGGTGACGCACCGAAAATGTTCACAGCCGAAGAAGTTCAGGCGCTGATTGAGAAAGAAGTTGCCGGGCTTAAGGCCAATCAGGAGGCATTGCTGGCGGAGAAGAAAGAAGCCGCTCGCAAAGCAAAAGAGGCCGAAGAAGAACGGCAGCGCGCACACCAGGAGGCATTAAAAGCCGCTGGTAAGATGGACGAGTTCGAAAAGACGATCCGTAGCCAGTATGACCCGGTGTTAGCCGAGAAAGATAGCCGCATCTCCAAAATGGCAGAGCGCATCCTCGGTAGCGAACGTAAAGCGGTGTTAGGCTCTTTCGCAGGTGACTTCATTACCCCGGAAGCAGTAGACATTCTTGCGCCGTTCGTTAAGACTGAGTTCGAAGGCGATGACGTGGTTACTAAGTTTGTCGGCGCAGACGGTAACGTAATCACGACTGACCCGGAACAGTTCCGCAAATACTTGCGCGAGCACAAAGCGTTTTCGCATTTGATTAAAGCAAATGCGGCTTCCGGCGGCGGGGCTTCCGGTAGCAAAGGCGGCGGGGCCGCACCAGCGTTTAAAGACATGAGTGAAGCAGAGCGTTTAGCCCTGTATAAATCGAACCCTGCCGAATTTGAACGGCAACTTAAAGCCCTGAGGAAATAATAATGGCAATTACCACTATCGGCGATATCGTAACTGGCAACATCCCGGTCCTGGCGTCTTATATGACCGAGGACCCGGTAGAAAAAACCGCGTTCTTCCAGTCTGGTATCCTTACCCCGACTCCGTACGCTGCCGAGATTGCTCGCGGCCCGTCCAACATCGCTAATATTCCTTTCTGGAAAGCGATTGATACTTCTATCGAGCCGAACTACTCGAACGACGTGTATCAGGACATCGCTACCCCACGCAACGTACAAACCGGCGAGATGATGGCGCGCGTTGCGTACCTGAACGAAGGTTTCGGTCAGGCA